CAGATGTGTAATTATATAGATATTTGATTTGACTAGGTTCTTTAAAGATCACTTCGTTTAACTCAGTTAAACTCTGGTATAATAAGACAATCTTTTATATTATAATACTTCAAATTTTTCATTATAGTTTAACCATATACTACCATTCATAAATTCATCAAAACTTTCAACCCATTCTTTATTTTTGCCATTGTCTTTTTGATAAGTAGTTAAAAATAAAGCCTGAACATATTCTAATTTATTAATTAAAAGGCTGTTAAGTTTTAATATATACATAATATCAATTGCAGTCCTAAAATCTTCCTCCGTGTCTGCCTCGACATAACAAAATATTTTGTGTGATATTATTTCATCAATAAGTTTGTCGATATTAATTATATCGCCATTTTGCGAGTATGGTGTAATATAATCATTTATAAATAAAATATCTTTATCTTTACCTACAAGTTTTAGTTGAAGTCCTTTGAAATCTATTTCGTGTATTCTCATATTATTACATATAAAGGCTGTTTAATGTTGTTACGCCTTTTTCTTTAATCGTATCAGTCAAATGGTTCGTATATATTTCCATCGTTGTTTTTAAGTCTTTATGTCCCAATCTACGTTGAATATAAACATAATCTGCCCCATTCTCTGATAACATAGTTCCATGTGTATGTCTAAGGCTATGTGTATCGTATTCTTGGAAATTTAGTTGTGTATGGATTATATAGGATGTATGTTGAGCGGTTCTAGGTGAAATATACGATCCATCTTCTCTTCTACACACAAAATCAACTATATGCTGTGAGATACTTTGCGATATTTTATTTACTGGTAATACCTCGTCTGTTTTGAAAATACCATATTATTTTCACAATAATATTTATTATAATATTCGTCATAATATGCTCTAGCTTTGATCTGTTTATTATATTCTTTTTTGAGTGCTTCCACTAAAACATCATCTATTTCTATTGTTCTGTAAGAATTATATTTAGGTGCGCTAAAATACCAAAAGCCATTTGATTCTGATGTTCCATTGGCTTTTTTCTTTTCTTCTTTTGTTCTTTCTTCACCAGTCTCCCACTGAACTTGTCTATTTACAGAAAGTGTTTTATTTTTAAAATCAATATCCTCCCATACAAGAGCATAAATTTCACCTAATCTTAACCCCGTATGATAACCAATTATTAATGGGATATATGCTGATGATCCTTCTGGAAAACGTTCAAATATTTTATTCATTATATTTTGTGGTATATATACATGTTTCTTCGTGCGAGTTTTATTCTTAGGCTGCATTTTTGTTGGTATTGTTAATCTTGTGGCAGGTGTCATAGTAATATAATGTCTATCAAGAGCAAAATCAAATGATTTTGTGAGTAATCCTTTTACTGATGAAATTGTATTTCTTGAGAAGCCATCATTATACATCTTTGTAATAAAATCTTGTAAATTATTTTTGGTTATTGCTTTAAGTCTATATTCTCCAAGAGCAGGTTTAATATATAACCTTATCTTCTTCTCGTATCCTTGCAGCGTAGAAGCTTTACAATTAAGCTTACAATCCATTTCTAACCATTGATCGAGGAAATCTGCATAAGACATATTAGAAGGCTCTATTGGCTGTCCTACGTGTTCATATGCCTGTTGTGCAAGTTTGCCAGCCTCTCTTGCTTCTGTTTTTGTTTTAAATCCAGATTTTGATTTCCATTTTCTTTTTCCGTCAACAGATGCAATTTCAAAACGATACTCATATACAATTTTTCCAGTTGATAAAGTTCTTGCTTTTATTAGAACATCTTTCATATTAACACCTCTTTCAAAAGAACATTTGTTTGCATTTTCTTTTGTAAGATGATAATAACATAGTAAGTCCACATTTTCAAGGACATATTTCAAGTCCACATTTGATTTGAATGTGGACTTGATGTGGACTTGAAAGCCGTGTTGGAAGTCCACATTTGTTTTTAACATAAAAAAGAGGACTCTTGGGAAAAATCCAAAAGTCCTCAAAATCCTTATAATTCAGGAATTTTATTTAGAACTTACCAGCCTTGTGAGCTTCCTCAACACTTACAGCTACAGCGACAGTAGCACCTACCATTGGGTTGTTACCCATACCAAATCCTTTTGTGCTAAATTTGATTTTTTGTGCTATTTCATGTCTATAAATGCCTAAAAACTAAGAGTTAACATTAAATGATGTGTGTTGTTTTGTGTTATTTTATGTTACTCAATATCTAACATTGTTTTTAGCAAATGTGGACGTAATGTGGACTTGATAAGTGTGTTAACTAAATATTATTAGAAATTTTACAATAAATATTAAAGCTATGGGTTCCTATTTACTTTTCTATGTGCAAACTAATTAAAAAGTTACAAATTGTTACAACGTTTATAATAGCATTTATATTTTAACTATGCAATACTATTTAGTTCGGAAATATTATTGAGGTCAGTCAAATCCATACCATCATATTTTTCAAGAAACAATTCTAATGTTTGTTTTCTTACTTTTAGACTTCCAAGTTTCATAGCTGGAAGCAAACCTTTTTTAATGAGGTCATATACAATATGTACGTTTACTCCTAATGTAGAAGATACTTCTTTAACTGTATATAGCATTTTATCTTCTTTCATATTTACGCCTTTCCTGTAGAACCAAATCCGCCTCTACTTACATCATCTAAGTACTTAACTTCTTCAAATTCAATTTCTGGCTGAATCTTATTAATGCGGAACTGACAGATTCTATCATTTTTATTAATTACTGTATCTTCCATAGCAATTACTGGATAAAGCCACTGATCATTATCTCCACTATATGAATTGTCAATTACCGCAAAAGAATTTGTCTGCAATACCTTGAAATTCTTATACGTGCTACTTCTTGGTACAATATTTGCCTCATATCCGTCTGGCAGTTTCATCCCTACTCCAAGAGGAATCAAATGAAACTCGCCTTTCTTTAGATGTACTGTTTCGGCAGAACGAAGATCAATTAAATCTCCTTTACTGATTTTTTCTACTTTGTCAATTTCGTTATCGAAATATTTGATTTTAATTGTTTCCATATTACAAATTCTCCTTTAAATAATTAATATAATTGTTCCATTCTCCAATCGAATATATATACTCTTTGCCTTTTAGCCCTTTCAGTTTCATATCTGCTTTTATATTCTCTATTGGATTCTTTTTTGTTGCCAATGATTTAATGAAATTATTGGTGCTATGTGTTATAGCTAAAATGCGTTCTTGTGGAATTTTAGAAACGATTTCTTTGTATAGGTTCAAGTCTTCGTCTGGTATCTTAAACTCCTTATTTCGTGGCAAATTCTTGCTGCTAAACGGACTAATATTTGAACCAGATGTTTTTGGTTTTAATAATGGGATAATTTTATCAGAATCGGAATATTTGAATTTGAATAAGATTTCTGAATCGGTTTCTTCAATGTTATAGATGATTGATTTGTCATTTTCTTCGATATTTTTAAGAATGTTATGTCCTCTTCCAAGAGAAGGTACATATGCTATAAGTATATCTCTGCCATAGTGAAATACTTTATTACCATACAAACAATCAATATAACAATCTACATCTTCGAGATTTCCGTTTAACTTTCTTGTAAAATCATTTGTCCATTGATTGTATGGCGCTTTAATACGATACCGACTCTTGAATTTATCTATTAAATAACTCATAGTTCGCCCTCCCATTCCAACAGTTGACCACAGTATATGCAATAATACCTTTTATTCATATATTCTGTGGTTAGAAATTTTCCGCAGCACGGACACCACGGACTTTCCATTTTCTTTGCCGTCTGCTTTTCCATCGCTGCCCTGCATTCTTCCGGCATGCCGATTGTCTGGTACTCTTTCCACGCTTTAGCATCCTCATTTGTTAAGATGCAAAATCCTTCGTGCTTCTCGCCTTCAAATATTGTCTCGATAAAGTGGTGCATTAGAAGTGGAATGTCTACGTTTGCGTGATAGCGTTCTTTTAACTCTTTTTCGATTGCCCGGTACTGCTGTACCTCTTCCAATGCTTTGATTGCTGTATCTATTCCCTCAAAAAACTGCGCTACTCTAATTGGTCTGCCAGTTATCTCTAGTCCACCTTCCAATTTCAATGCTTCAATTGCTTCATTCTCCGTCATAACTACTCCTTCCGTTATTCACAATACAAAACCATCTTGTTCTGAGCAAGAGACTGTTTTATATCAATTACATGCTGATTCTTACTACCTTGCCATTTCAATGTGAGATCTTTCTGCTCATCTATATATTCTCCGTCAACGAGTACATCCACATTGGAAATTATTTCCCAACGTGTAAGCCACTCATCTGCATTTGCTGCAAATGAAGTATATTTATATTCATTATATTTGGAATTTAAAAGGTCAAAATTATATCCCGTATATAACCAAATAGTTTTCTCAGGATAAGAAATACGGATTTCTTTAATTAGAGACAAGACTTCATCGAGGTTCTGTTCAGCTAAACATTCTCCACCAAGAAACGAGACATGTTTGATATACGGTCTATCAATGAGTTCCATAAATTTATTTTTTGTTTCTTCTGTCCACTCTTTCCCACCATTAAAATCCCATGTATCAGAATTAAAACAATTTTTACAGTGAAATGGACACCCTTGAACGAAGAGGGAGACTCCAACTCCCTCTCCATTAGAAATGTCCATAGAACGAACTTGTGCGTATCTCATTATAAATCCTCCGCAATATCTGTCATATGAACATATCTCTCCTTAATTTCCTGAGTACGTCCTTTTCCCCAGTAATTAGTTCCAATATATCCACAAGTCCTTCTTGCTACATTCATCTTGTCTTTATCTCTATTATGGCAATTTGGACATTCCCAAATAAGTTCGCCACCTTCATCAATAATTTTAATTTCACCGTCATAACCACA